CTGTACCATAACCTCCATCATTATTCCACCAATCTTCAATATCTTGGAGTAATTTGTCTTCAACAAAGTTTTCTATATCAGAATGAAGACCAGAATCTAGATCTCTAAGTTCCCATACATCTTTTCCCCAAACATCAATGTCATTTAAATCTTCAAATGCATCTTCTTCAGATTCTCTTAATTTTTCTGCAGTATAAACTATATTTTCAATAGCACCTGAATCACCAGAGCCTTCATAAGTTACTTTAATACCAGTTATCCCCAAGTCAGCTAATCTAACAAGGGTTCCAATCATATCTATTTCTTTCATACTATTTGATTTTGTAAAACCTGCCAAGAATATTGGCATTCAGATATTCTTCTTTTTCAAGCACTTCTCTTACAAATTGTGATTTAGTCTCATGATATGTTAACTCTGTCTTTGAGAAACATATCCTAACCATAAATCTCTTTATAGGAATTCCTGCTTTATGTGCATCCTGTAGCACTTTATTACTGCTGTAATAATTTTGATAATTAGTTTTGCTAACAAAAGTGTATTTAGATGCCCTTTTGTCTGTCATTGCTTCAATAGCTTTCTTTCCAAGTTTCTTTTTAACTGTAGAATAAAAGTTCTTCTTACCAATATAACGGACTGCTTTACCATCAATGATTGCTTCCATTTCATAAATGAAACCTACAGCACCATCTGGAATTTTGCTGTCATTAAATACTTCACCTTTGTATAACCAACTCATAACTTAACTTGATAGTGTATAGTGTGCAAATTTAGCTGTTACTTCCAGATTCTCAGCTTCTAATATCACACATTTAAGTTTTAACTCTTCAATTAAATGTATCAAATTGCCTTTCTCTTCTTCAAGCTCTTGAATTGTCATAGTAAGATCTACAACCATGCTTTGACAATTTTTTAGTTCAGTATACATTTCATCTACTTCAGTTTGTAAATCAATAAAGTAATCACGTGCAAAATCCATGTGACTCTCAAGACGATCTAAAGTTTTAGTTAAACTCATACAACTTGTTTTAGTAAGATTAATAATTGATCTCTCACAGGTTCAATACCATGATCTCTAACAGAGTCTGATAAATCCTTAGACATGTCAAGTACTACATGTGGAATATTATACTTGTCCTGATATCTCTGAGCAGCTTTCATGCCGGGCTCATCATTATCAAACAGTACAATAATCTTAGAATACTTCTCTCTAAGTTTATTTATAACAGATTCTCCAATCATTGTATTCTCACTGTCCGGAGCAATACATTCTATATTACCAATACCAAGCTTCTTGAAAGACATAAGGTCTTTAAGTGAAGAAACAATCAGTAAATACTTGGAATCATATTGCAATTGATCCATACCCTGTGTATAGTTCTGGATCTTAATGAACTTCTTCTCTGGGACTTTAGGCATATAAATCTTATACAGCTCACCATCTTCTCTAAAATAACCATAGACATATGGTCTTGCAAACTTATAAGATCTAAGACTACCATCAACGTCAGTCTTTTCCATAGTAAAGAATTCCAATGGGACAACATTGTATTTCTCCAGTATAGCTGAAGAAATCCTAAAACTCATCCAAAACTTAGAGTCTTGGGAATTCCAGTGTCTCATTTGGAAATCTGTTACTTTGAACTTATCATGAAATTGTATGGGCCCTCTTTCTGCAGGTGCATTATACTTTAGATACTCTTGGTAATCATTAAGTATTCTGTTAACTGCTTTGAATCTTGTGTCATAGTTAAATAAACATTTGACAAGTTCAATATTGTCACCTTGAAAGCCAGAAGAGAAATCTTTAAACTTATAGCAATCCCCATTGCGATAGATAAACATGCTAGGAACTTTGTCCTTTACATTAAATGCTGAGAGCATCTTTATATCTTGACCAATGAGTTTCTCTTTTAAGTTTAGATAGTATTCAAATACCCATTCTCTAGGTACGTCCTCTAAATCAGATACTAAGTTCTTTGTAGAAATCATAGCCAATAAAATAAAAGGGGGAGTTTCCTGAAATAGTTTGAAATCCTTGTTAAACAATAATTATAACTAACTCCCCCTAATTATCTAGGTAGTAGTTAGTCTAAACTAAAGTCTGAAGATGTTTTTGGTTTATGAAATACATCATCATCATCTCCAAAAGACTTAACTTCTTTAACTTCTAATTTTTTGAGATGCTTAGCCTCATCAAAAGAAATTACTGCACCAGCTTCAATAGCTCCAAATGCATATTTCTTTCCTTCTGCTTTTGGTAACCACATGTCATAGTTAGTATAACCCGTTTTACCTTCATACTCTTTACCAGCAACACAGAACTCAAGGAATTTACCTCTAAAGTCTGCAGTTTTATTGAATGCTTTAACAAAGTCTTCAATAGTTTCATGCTGACCATCTTGCTCAAGGAACCAAGAATCTAGTCCCATGGTATGTGCAAGAGTTCTTAAGAAGATCAAAATAGATCTATCTCTCTGAATTTTAATGCCAGATTTAGTTTCACCATCAGCAAATGCATATTGGCTTGCTTTTACTCTACCAATCTGACCTGCATAACGACCTTTACTTTCATCATCTTTATCAATCATAAAACCTTCAAAACCTTCAATAGGTTGAGTCTCTACATGCATCATTAAATGATATGCACCATCAATAAACTTGAATTCCTCAAGTTCAATACTGTTAATCTTTAATACATGATTACCTGGAGTAATTGTTTTTGGTAGTCCTGAGCCTGCTGTGCCCAAATCAGTTGTGCTTAATGCCATTTTTCTTAAAATTAAATTGTTAAATAAAAACTTTGTCCCAGTGGAATTCTAATCCACCAGATTCATTCATCTCTGTTACTACTATCTCCTCATTTCTCAAGTGCTCAGGTCTTGCA